AAAAACTTGGAGTAATGTTTGGAGACCCTTGGACTACAAGTGGTGGAAAAGCATTACCATTTCACGCATCAACCCGCATCAGATTAAAAAATACAGGTCAAATTAAAGATACTAAAAAGAATACTATTGGTATAAAAATGAGAGCACAAGTTATTAAAAATAGACTTGGACCACCAATGAGGCATGCTGATTTTAATCTTTATTTTGAAACAGGTATTGATAATGAAGGTAGTTGGTTAACTGTATTAAAGGATCACAAACTTGTTAAACAAGGAGGTGCTTGGTATACTATGTTAAATCACAAGGGTGAAGAACTTAAATTTCAATCTAAAGATTGGAGTGAACAACTGAAAGATGAAAAGTTTAAAGAGCATTGCTATAATTTAATATGTGGTAAAGTAATATTAAAATATGAAAAAAACTTTGGCATTGATGATGTAGTTGTGGAAGAAGTAGTAAGTGAATAATGAAAAATATATTTCTATATTCGAAGAGATAAAGAAAAAGGGTGGCTCATTAGACGGCGGAAAACCGAATGATAAGGTACTTTTAATAGATGGCTTAAATACTTTTATCAGAGTATTTAGTGTTATACCAACTACCAATCCTGATGGAATTCACGTTGGTGGAATAGTTGGTTTTCTAAGAAGTATTGGTTATACCATAAATATGATTAGACCTACTCGCACCATCATAGTATTTGATGGTAAAGGTGGGTCTACTCGCCGTCGCAAATTATATCCTGAATATAAACAGAAAAGAAAAACAAAATATAGAGTAAATCGAGCATATGATTTCGCATCCCAAGAAGATGAGAAACAAAATATGATTATGCAGTTACAGAGAGTGGTTGAATATTTAGAAGCTCTTCCTGTAACTGTTTTAGCTTATGATAACATTGAAGCAGATGACACGATTGGTTATATTTGTAGACAAGTTCTTACTGAATCAGAAGTTACAGTTATGTCTACTGATAAAGATTTTTTGCAATTGGCAAACAGTAGAATAAAGGTATGGAGTCCAACTAAGAAGAAGATGTATGATGAAGATGCTGTGTTAAATGAGTATGGTATTTCATCACATAACCTTATTTGGTATAGAGTATTAGATGGAGATAAGTCAGATAACATTCCTGGTGTAAAAGGATTAGGATTAAAAACTATACAAAAGAAATTGCCGTTTTTGAGTGAAAATCGTATTGTTGAGATGGATGAAGTTATTACAGAATTACCAGAATCAAAAGATGTTATAGAATTAAATTACAAATTAATGCAATTATCAAATGTAGATATTTCAGCTTCTACAAAAACAAAAATAATAGAAAAAATCAGAGAACCAATCAATAGGTTAATTAAGTTTAAATTTGAAAAAATGTTTTTGGAAGATAAGTTATTTACAGCGTTACCGAATATTACCAGTTGGTTAGCTACTAATTTTAACCAGTTAAATCATTATGCTGAGAAATCTCATGAAAGTAACTGATTTTACAGTAGAACTTGTACAGAGAAATGCAGTGGTAGGTTTTATAGAAAAACACCACTATTCTCACAATATAAATGGTGTTCAATCTTATTATCACTTTGGCTTATTTAGAGATGGTAAGTTTGGTTTACCAGAAATGATAGGTGCTATGTTATATGCTATGCCATCAATGCCATCTACAGCTAAAAAATATAATCCAATCAATCCTACGAAATGTTTTGAATTAAGAAGGTTAGTGTGTATTGATGATACGCCAACAAATACAGAAAGTTATTTTATAGGACAAACTTTTAAATGGTTGAAACAGAATACAGATATAGAAGTTATAGTATCATTTGCTGATGAAGAATATGGACATAGTGGTATAATTTATAAGGCTACTAATTTTGAATATCGTGGTACTACCTCACCCAGCAAAAAATTAATAGTTGATGGTAAAGAATATCATAGTAGATCATTGAATCAATCAGATAGACCATATGGGAGAGAATTAAAAAGAAGATATGATGCGGGGGATGAAAATATATATTGGAAGAACACGAAATTTAAACATATTTATGTGTACTACTTTAATAAAAAAATACAAAAGCAAATTAAAAGATTAAAAGATGAGTGAAACATTAACACAATTTGGAATATCATTTCAATCAAAAATTATTGCATCACTATTGAGTACTAAAAAGTTTATTCAAACTATTAGTGATATACTGGATCCATCTATGTTTGATTCAGATTCTAATAAGTGGTTAGTTAATTGTATTAAAGATTATTATTATGAATATAAAAAACAACCTACACTTGAAGTTATAAAATATAAGATAGAAGAAATAGATAATGCTGTACTTAAATCTGGAGTGATAGATAAATTAAGAGAAGTTTGGAAAAATATAGAAGCTACAGATTTAGAATTTGTACAATCAGAAACACTTGACTTTTGTAAAAACCAAACATTAAAAGGTGCTATACTTGAGTCAGTTGATTTATTAGAAAACAAAGATTATGATGGTATAAAATCTATTATAGATGAGGCTATGAAAGCTGGTACTACAAGAGATTTAGGACACGATTATATCGTATCATTAGAAACACGACTTGCAGAATCTGCCAGAGTAACCGTTAAAACACCTTGGGATGTAGTTAATGATATAATAGATGGTGGTTTAGGAGCTGGTGAACTTGGAGTGATTGTTGCTCCAGCTGGCATTGGTAAATCGTGGACATTACAAGCGATAGGTGCTAGTGCTTTAAAAGAAGGTAAAACTATAGTTCATTACACTTTAGAGTTAAATGAAAATTATGTTGGTTTAAGATATGATTCTATATTTACAGGAGTTACTACATCAAATATAAAATACTATAAAGAAGATGTAGAGTCTAAAATATCAAAATTACCTGGTAAATTACTAATTAAGTATTTTCCAACTAAAGGAGCTAGTGTACAAACATTGAGTTCTCATTTAAAACAAATTGAAATAAGTGGTGAAAAACCAGATATGGTAATAGTTGACTATGCTGATATACTAATGCCCACAGGAAACTTTAGAGAAAAACGACATGCGATAGGTGGTATATATGAAGATTTGAGAGGACTTGCGGGTGAAGTAGAAGTTCCTATATGGACTGCATCACAAGCAAATCGTTCAGCGTTAGAAGAAGAAATTATTGGAGCAGATAAAGTTGCTGAAGATTATTCAAAAGTTATGACTGCTGATTTTGTTATGAGTATGAGTAGAAAAGTAGAAGATAAGATAGCTAATACAGGTCGGTTTCACGTTATAAAAAATAGATTTGGTATTGATGGTGTTACTTATCCATCTAAAATAAATACTAATATTGGGCAGGTTTTAATATATGAAGGTAGTAGTAGGTTTGGAAAAGAGGCTCAAAGTAAGATGGATAATAGTCAGGAATTTTTAAGAAAAGAATTAGCTAACAAATATAAAGATATGGAAAAAAAAGTTGAAGGATTTGAATAAATAGTAAATTAACTTTAATATATATTATATTTATGGTTGTTACGAATAAAAGATTATAGGAGATTTGTGAATGGAAAAGTTCAAGTTATCGGAAAAGTTTATAGATAAATACAAAAGAAAACGGCCCCCATTTGGTTTTAATGGTTTAGGTGAATTAGTTTATATGAGAACATATTCTCGCATAAAACAAGATGGTAAAAATGAACGTTGGTGGGAAACAGTTCAAAGAGTTGTTGAAGGAACTTATTCTATGCAAAAAAATCATATTGAATCATATCAATTAGGTTGGAATGCTTGGCAAGCACAAAAGTCAGCCCAAGAAATGTATGATAGAATTTTTCATATGAAATTCCTACCTCCTGGTCGTGGACTATGGGCTATGGGAACACCAATCACCGAAGAAAAAAATCTATATGCAGCACTTAATAACTGTGCATTTGTATCCACTTCTACAATTAAAGAAGATTATTCAAAACCATTCTGTTTCCTTATGGATGCGAGTATGTTAGGAGTTGGTGTTGGTTTCGACACCAAAGGTGCTGGCGAGATTATAGTAAAGGGTATAAATAGAGATAGAAATGAAGAAATTTATATGATACCTGATACTCGGGAAGGTTGGGTAGAATCACTTAGGTTATTATTAGAAAGTTATTTTCACGGACTTCCATTAATTGTATTTGATTATAATCAAGTTAGACCCGCAGGTGAACCAATAAAAGGTTTTGGTGGAGTTTCAAGTGGACACGAACCATTAAAAGAAATCCACGAAGATATCAGAGAAGTATTAGACAATAATAGTGGAGAACCAATAACAGTAACTACAATCGTTGATATTATGAATCTTATAGGAAAGTGTGTAGTGGCTGGTAATGTTCGTAGAACTGCAGAAATTGTATTTGGTGATTCAACAAACGAAGAATATTTAGATTTAAAAAATTATAAAGTAAATCCACATAGAGAAATGTATGGATGGACTTCAAATAATAGCATATTTGCAGAACTTGGTATGGATTATACTGAAGTATGTAAAAGAATTACAGACAATGGAGAGCCTGGATTTGCTTGGTTGGAAAATATGAGAGGTTACAGTAGATTAAAAAATGGTAAAGATGATAAAGACCATAGAGCAGCTGGTGGTAATCCTTGTCTTGAACAAACACTTGAATCATATGAGCTATGTTGTTTAGTAGAAACATTTCCAAACAATCACGATTCATATGAGGATTATGCTCGTACATTAAAGTATGCCTATCTGTATGCCAAAACGGTAACACTTGGTAAAACTCATTGGAGTGATACTAATAGAGTTATGTTAAGAAACCGTAGAATTGGTTGTAGTGTTAGTGGTGTTGCACAATTTATTACTAAACACGGGTTGCATGAATTTCAAAAATGGTTAGAGGATGGATATGATGCAATTA